GCTCTGGCGTCACCGCGGCCGTGATGGGCCTCAGGAGGCCGGGGTGACCAGGCCGAAGGCGCCGGGGCGGTAGACGCACAGCGCCACGCGCTCCTCAGCGCGGAACGTGACGCGGTTGTGGACGAAGTCGTCCTCGTTGGTGTTGGTCGCCTCGACCGTCAGGCCGGTGCGCTGCAGGACCTGGGCGCAGGACCCGAAGGCACCGATCAGGGTCTTGCCCTGGGCGATGGCCGGGGTGGAAACGACGGGCAGGCCCCACAGGCTCGGGCCGGCGGCGGCGCTGAAGGGCCCGCCGCCGATGTAGCGACCGTCGGCGTCCTTGCTGAGCTGGATGGTCTGCCAGTCGGCGGGGTTGATGAGGATGGCGTCGGGGTCGATCCACGACGTCGTCCGGATGGCCGTCATCTGGCGGAAGATCGCCGCGATGCGGTCGTCGTTGCTGGCGCCGATCTGCACCGGTGTCGCCAGGCCGGTGCGATTCAGGAGCCCGCGCAAGTTGCTGCCAGTACCGGAGCCGTTGAGGATCTGGTCCTCGGTGGTGAGGTCGACGAAGGTCCGCAGCCGCCCGTCGATGTAGGACGTGGCGTAAGAGATGTCGTCGAGGATCTCGTCCGGGGTGGTCAGCGTCGTCGCGACCTTCTTGGCGGTCTCGATCACGGAGTCCAGCTGCAGGCTCGACTCCGGCTTGAGGCCGCCCTGAGCGACGGCGGCCGCAGCGTTTGTGGCGCCGGTCTCGACCAGGTAGCTGACCGAGGTACCGGCCATCGAGCCGCCCAGCAGCACCTGGCGAATCGTGAGGGGACGGAAGCGGATGTCGACGATGCCAGGCAGCTGGGTGTTGGGCCGCACGCCGGGACGCACCGGGTCGGTGACGGTGAGGTCCTTGACGGCGATCGCGCCACTGGTGAAGCGGGAGCCCTTGCGGCTGGTGATGGCCTGGAAGTCGGCGTGCTCGGTGAGCTGCTGACCCAGGCTCTTGACCGTCTTCTCCGCTGAGACACCGACGCCCTGGGCCTCGGTGCCACCCTCGAAGAGCTTCTCCATGTCGGCGACGCCCTTGACCGCCGCCAGCTGCTCCATGGCCACCTTGACGTCGGTCTCGATCGCCTGGAAGGCGCTCTTGCGCTCGAGCCAGGACGGGTAGGCGCTTTCGTCGTCGAGGATGGACTTCTGCTGGGCGATCAGGCCCTGGACCTTGTCCTGGCACTGCTTGAGCGTGGGCATGACTCTCCTCTCCCGCTGCCGGTGGCGGTGCGGGCACTCGGGGGCGGGTGCCGCAGCGGTCGCTGCGGGGTGAAGCGGGTACTGCAGACCTGCCGGGACCGCAGCACCGCACCGCGGCACGCGGGTGGGGCCCCGGCAGGGGCTGAGGGGCCCGAGGGCCTCAGATGACGAGCAGGGCCGCCAGCTCGCTCGAGCGAGCGCTGAGGAGGGCCTTGGCCTGCTCCATCTCGACCTGCTCGGCCTCGGCCTCGCGCTGGGCCTGCTGCTCGGCGGCCTGCGTGGCCTCATCGCCAGGTTCAGGTGCGTGGCTGCCACGCACCTGCTCGCCCTGGTCCGTTGCGTCCTTGGCGGCGTCAGCGCTGGCTGAACGGGCCGTGGTAGCCGCCGCCTGGGTCTCGGTGTCCTCCAGCGCCTCGGTGACGACCTCGACGACGCGAACCCGCTCGGGGGTCTCCAGCGTCGCGGTACCGCCTGAGTCGATGGAGTAGCCCGCGCGCCACTCGGCGCGGTCCGCGTCGTCGTCGGCGTAGGACCAGGTGCGCCAGACGGCGGTGGTCTCGGTGGTCCCGACGAGGTAGCCGTAGGTGCTGGTGCGCCGGTACAGCCGGTCCAGGGCGTGCTGGACGGCCTGCTGGCGCTCCTCGAAGGAGCCCAGGAGCGCCTTGCGCACGACGCCGGCCACGGCCTTCACGACGGCGCCGTCCTCAGGCTCGTCATCCTCCACCCCGGCGGCGAAGGACTTCGAGGACAGCACCACGGCCTTGGGGTTGGCCGGGACCGCGACGAAGGCGCCGTTCAGCAGCTCGCGGCGCACGACGCGGGCGCCGTCGACGAGGACGCTCTTGCGGCGGAAGGTCACCGAGGTGGTGCGGATGTGCTTCTCGGCGACCAGGGTCCGGGTGTCCTGGGCCAGCGGGGTTGAGGCGAAGGTGCCGCGGACGATGAGGTTGCCGTCCTCGATGCTGGGCACCCCGGAGCCGATGGTGGAAGCCACCGACATCCCGTGGTCGTTGTCGAAGGTGATGTGGTCCGGCAGCGGGAGCTCCCACTCGGCTGCCTTGACCTCCTCGCCCTCTCGGTCCTTGTCCGGGGTGGACAGGACCACCTCAAAGGCCCCGTGGTCGGCGGCGTCATCCTCCAGGGCCTTCATGCCCAGGCCCTGGAGCTCCTCCAGCGCGACGGTGCGGACGCTGGCGGCGGCGGTCATCAGGCCCTTCACGCGGGCACCTCCTGGTCGTGACGCTCAGCGTCGGGGTCGGTGAGCAGGCCGGTGGTGGGGTCGACGCCGACGTCGAAACCGGCCTCGGTGGCAGCGCGCACTTCGTCGCCGATGGCGGCGCGCAGGCCCGAGAGGTCGTCGCCGCGGTTGATGGCCATGGCCAGGTGGGCACCGACCAGGGAGGTGGCGCTGTTGTCCAGGCCTGCGGTGAGGACACCGATGTCGACTCCGGCCAGGCCCTCGCCGGTCTTGGCGGCTGCGGCCAGGCGCGCGGCGGCCATGCGCAGCCCGCGGGTGGAGGTGCCGGCGCTGGCACCGGTGCCGCTGGCGGGTCGTCCGATGCCGCCGTTGCGCTCTCGTGCGGCCTCGAGGTCGCCGGCGGTCTCCAGCGGGATCATGGCCGAGGAGATGTAGAGGACGTCGCCGCCGGGCAGGGGGCCGAGGTTCTCCAGGGCGCGGACCTCGTTGGGGGTGCGGACGGCAGAGTAGATCTGCCGCTGCTGGGAGACCGAGCGCTGCTCAGGGTCGCCGCGCAGCACCTCATCGAGCACGAAGCTGATGTGCTGGCGGTCGCTGAACTCCGAGGTGAGCTGGTTGGCCAGTACGTCCTCGTCCTCGCCGAGGCGTGGGGTCATGGTCTCGCGGTACAGGGACTTCATCTGCTCGGTGATGTTGGAGAACGTCGCGCGGTCGAGCAGCTGCACCACAGGGGGTGGGCAGTCGTAGAGCGCGCAGGCCTCCTCGCGGGCGATCTTGCGCTGTTCGATCATCTGCATCTCAGCGTTGGAGAGCTGGATGACCTTCACGTCGGCGCCCTCTTCGAGGACGGCGGTCTTGCCCCAGTTCGAGGCGCCGGCGTGCAGCTGCTCCCAGGAGGCCTTGAGCCGTCCTGCGGCTCCCGGGCTCATCTCCTTGGGGTGGGTGATGAGGACCGAGGGGCGCGCTCCCCCGCGGTAGAAGTTCTCCTGCGCCTGCTGGACGGCGTCCTCGGACAGGAGCGCTCGACGCAGCGGCTCTAGGCGCGACAGGCCCCGTAGCGCGCTGGCGGGGTTGTACCGCTGGGAGTGGATGACGTCGGCCTCACCGAAGGCCAGCTCTTCGCCGTCGGGGCGGCGGTGGCGCAGCACGTAGCGCAGCTCTCCGCCCTCGCGTCGGACGTCGAAGATCGTGGGGTGCAGCGGGAACAGGGCCACCGGCAGGTTGGTCTGCGGATTGCGGATCTTCAGTAGAGCCCACTCGCCGAAGAGGTCCTTGGTGGAGCTGCACCAGTTCCACATGCGCACCCGGCCGTGGCGGGGCCAGGGCCGGGTCATCAGGCGTCCCAGAGGGGTGTCGGGGACGGCCTTGCGGGTGCCCTGGGAGCCGGCGGCGTCCCGTGAGCGCTCGAAGACGCGCACCGGCAGGCGTGACTGCGCACCGGCGAGCTTGTTCGTGAGCGTCGCGACCCACACCTGGCTTCGGTAGACCGCGTCGAAGGTGGCGTGGGAGTGCAGCAGGCTCAGGCCGGCGCCGACGGGTGCGGTGACGCGGGTGCCGAGGGGTCCGTTGCCGCTGTCGGAGTACTCGCTGGGGGAGGGCGTGGGGGCGGTCAGGACGCCACCGGAGATGAGGGCCACCGCTCACCTCCTTGAGGTCGGGAGCGGGCGATGGGCCGAGGTGCTCAGGGGCGCTGCAGGTAGTGGATCTCGCTGCGGTGCACGAGCAGCTCTCCGTCGACGGGGGTGGGTGCTCCCCCGCTGCCAGGTGGGGCTTGCAGGGTGGCGCGGCGCAGGACGACGGTGCGGGCGTCGCAGGCGTACAGCAGGCCCTGGAAGGTCGAGTCATCGCGCAGGACGACGACGACTTCCTCGCGCAGTCGGGTGCGCAGCAGGTGGTCGCGGCTGCTGGTGCGCCACAGGGTGAGGATCAGCGCGCCGCAGAGGGCCGTGAGCAGGAGCAGCCAGAGCAGGACGGCGGGTTCGGTCACAGCGTGAGCACCCCCCTGCTCTCGTAGACGCTGGGCCCCTGGCCGAGGTTGACCAGCAGGTGCAGGGCGTTGGTGGCTGCGACCAGGGAGGAGATGTCGACGGCGGAGCCGCGGCGGCTCCAGGTCCAGGCGTCGGGGCCGGCGTCGCGCTTGCGAGCTCCACGCAGGGCCGCGGACAGGGCGGGGGAGCCCAGATGCCGCATCCCGTCCTGGGTGGCCCGGTTGTAGAACAGGCCGCAGGCGGCGGCGCAGTGGGTGCTGGAGTAGCGGTGCACGGTGACGCCGGCGGCTTCCAGTGGGGCGACCAGGGCGTTGGCCGGGCCGCGGGTGTCGATGGCGACGCCGCGGGAGCCGTTGGACCGGTCGATGCGCTGGACGCGGGCCACGACGTCAACCTCGCGCCAGGGTGCGTCCCAGCGTTCAGCCTGCTCGACCTGGGCCTTGCCGTCGGCGCGCAGACCGGCGACCCAGCAGCTGACGCCGGTGGAGTCGGGGGTGACGTCGACGGCCAGGCCGACCGGGCCAGGCTCGATCTTGCCTGCGGGGTCGGCCAGCTTGTCCCAGACCTCCAAGTCGATGA